CGCGTCCCACTGGATTGTCGTTCCGCCGGCGTTCTCCGACGACGCCCCTGGCGTCCGTCGCTGGTACAGATCGGCCGCAAGGTCGAGAATCGCCTCGTTTAGCAGCGGCTCCAACGCCGCGTAATCCGACCGGAGCGTTAACCCGACGTTCGCCGTCAGCGTATACGGACCGCTCGGAAACGCGATCCCGTACTTCGCATACGCCATCCCCGACCGGACGTCGGTCGTGTAATCCGTCGCCGGCACCGTGACGCCTTCCGCGTCGACGATCGCCGTCACCTGCGCCGGACGCCGCGGAAACACCAGCGACGTCACCAGAATGTCCAGCGATTCCGCGCGATCGACCGACGTCTGGCTGGTCGCCGTAATCGGCGTGTCGGTCCACATCTCCAGCATCGACTTGGCGCGCGCCATAATCAGCGCCAGCAACGCATCCTCTGCCGCCGACTCGATGCGTAGATAACTCTTGAGATCCGCCACCGTCGCCAGCGCCATTAGCCTTCCCTCAGATATGTGCGGTACTGGGCGCCTACCGCCCGATAATCATGCACCCGCCCGACATACTCCCGCACCCGCGCCGCTTCCGTCGCGCAATACGTCGCGTCCGTCGCCAGCCGGCGGATCACGTCGAGCAATCCGTACCGCTCATCCGCAAACGTCCACGGGACCGCGCCACCGTTCAGTGCCGCCGCCTCCTCCGCCGCTTTTGGATCGCCGGCAATCACCGCTTGCCCCATCGCGGCGCCCTCGATTCCGCTGCCCTGCATCCCGAGCCAGAAGCTATCAAACGTCACGTCGCACGTCGCTTTGAGCCGGAGCGCCTCGCCGTGCGGCATATCCTCAATCAGGACGACCTCGGCCCGCACGCCTTCCGTTTCCCTTAGCCAATGCACCGCGTCGAGCAGGACCGTTGTCCCCTTAATGGCGCGCTTTGTCGGACTGTGCGCAATCCGCAGCACGTCCCCCCGCGCGCGACCTTTCGCCGCCGCCTCGTAATCCGCGACCGGCACCGGGATCGGCAGATACCGCGACACGCCGTAGCGCCCGTGATACGGCCGCGCCCCGAACTGCATCGCCCCCATACGCTCGTCGGCGGTATGGTCCACCATCACGCGCGTCGGGTCTCCGTCGATGACCGATCCATGATACGTGATCGCCGCCCGCTGTCCGTCCCGCAGCGCGTACCGGAGATCATGATGCAGCGCCCGATAATCCATATGGCAATGGATCACGTTCGCTGTCATCGCCAGCAGCTCGACCGTTCGATTGTGCAGCAGTCCGTCCCACTGACGCAACGAGCAGTGCGGGTTGCTGTCGCCGTATCGCACCATCGCCGACACCACGCCGTCAACCGTATTGGCCGCGCTATGGTACCGATACACGCTTGAACCCGGATCGTACTGCGTTAATTGCAGCACTCGGAGCGCGCCATCCGTCACTGGCGCCGCCTCGTACGCCGTCGCCTCCCAACCGTCCGGCGTCAACACGCGCCCGCCGGCGTCGTTCCAGAGCCGCGCCGCCGTCGCCTCATCGCACACCAGCGACTGCCCCGTCAGCCCTTCCCGCTGCGCCGTGCGCCAATGCGCCGCCGCGCGCGGCTGCATCGCCTCAAAATACGCGTCCGGGATTACGTACCCGAACGCCACCAGATCAACCACGCGCGCCCGCGGCACCGTAAACCATTCGCCGACCTGCCGCCGCGTCCCCTCAATAATGCACTCCGTCAACGCCATCACCGGCGTCAACGGCTCGGCCTCCGGTGAAGCCGCGACCGTCGCGACCCCACCGGACACCGTACCCGCGTCCGTCAGCTTACGACGCCGGGACATCCAACACGACGAACGGCGAGTGCGCGTCCACCTTGTTGCCGCTGCTGTCGACCTTGTACGCGTACGTGGACGTCGGGAGCGGGATACCGCCGCCGCGCGCCACAAAACGGTACGTCGTCACGTCCTGCACGAACGCGACGTGGATCGACGACTCAACCGTCAACGCCTGACGCAAGCCCATCGCGTAGAAGTCGCCGTTGACCAGCGCCACGTCGCCCTTGGTACCGAGCGTCGGGAGCAGGTCCGTCACAATCACCGGCAGACCAAGCAGCAGCATCTGCGGCTTGTCGCGCAAGTTCGCAAGCCAGGTGACCATCGTGTTGTTGGTCGTCTGGAGCGCGAACAAACGCGCGAGCACGCGACGCGAGATCATCCACGCCGAGTTCGGTCCGTGCGTGTGACGCTCGTACATCGCGAACGCGTCCGCCGCCGTAAACGACGACGCCGTCGCGCGGTTCACGGAGATCAACGCCGTGTTCGCGTTGTTCAGCGCGCCGAGCGGCTGCGAGGAACCCGTGCCGTCGATGGTAATATCTTCGTTCATTTTGTTGATGATCTGACCACCCACGGCCGTCGTCACTTCGCTCGGCAGTTCGCCGGTAAAGTCGTCGCCGAGCAATTCGTCGCCGAACTGCGTGATCGCCGCGTACTTGTACATCGTCAGCAAACGCTGCGCAAACGTCGGCTCGCGTTCCGGCTTAGTCGAGCCTTCGCCCACGATCGTCACGTTGGCGATCTTACCGGCCATCGGACGGTTCAGCGTGCTCGTGCCTTCGTCCTGAACGAGGTACGGGATGCGCAGCGAACGGCCCGGCACGTTGTAGCGACGCGCGTACTGGAACATACCCGGCTGCTGGTTGCTCACCGAGAAGATTTCCGGCACCTGCGTCAGCGGCAGCAGGAACTCGCCGCCGTTCGTCGAGCCGGTGATCGTACGCGTCATCGTGTCAATGTGCTTGAGCGCCGACGCTTCCTTCGCGTTCGCCGGTCCGCGAGTCGCCGCGCGGATGTAGGCGCCGACCGACGAGAACGTCTGTACAATCGCCGTACGGCACTCCGTCATCGCGTCCGACATGCCGGCAAACTCGGTCCGGTCCGATCCCTGCGCATCGACGCGCACCAGATCACCCTCGCCGCCCTGACGCTGGACCTCGGCATCGGCCGTAAACTCGGCCGCTGCCTGCGCCCGCATCTCCAACGAGCGAATCTCGCCCGTCATCTTCTCCACTTCCTCGGCCGTATACGCTTTGGTCGCGTCGACCAAATCGTGCCGGATCTTGTGGGCCTGCTCGCGCAGCTCAGCCGCCGCGCGGGACTTCGACACCAATGGCGCCTTCATACGAACCCCGTGTTAGTAATTGAAACTCGACCGCACCGCGGACACCCGCTGCGCGTGTGAAAGATGCCGCGAGCCGTTCGCGTTGGGTGCGATCGAATCCGTCGCGGTCGCAGGCGTCGTCGGCCCGTTCGCGTTCGCATTGAGCACCGTAGCCCCGTCCCCGTCATCGGTCCTACTCCCTTCGTACCGCGCCAACAGCGACGCGCGCGCCTCGGCCGGCATCGCATCCAACGCCGCCGCCGCCGCGATCGCCAGCAATTCCGCCTCGCTCCGCTCAATCGCCGACGCCGAATCGGTCCGCGCCGACACCACGTCCGCGCCAGGGACCGCCGGCATCGGCGTTATTGATACCTCGCGTAGCTCAATCTCCAAAAACCGTTCCGCGATGCGCCCGTCGATCGTGACCGTTTCTGCCTTCCGCGGCACAAACCCAATCGAAAAACCCGTCGATGCGCCGGCCGCAATAACCGTCTTGACGTAGTCGAGCGCCGCCCGTCCTTCCGGCGTGTCAAACAGATCCGCCGTCATCATCAGACTGTCGCCGACTTCCTGCATCATCGATACCACGCCGACGTGCGCGCCCGTCCGCCGTTCGTGATCCATCAATAGCGGCACTTTCCGCGCCGCCACCTTGCCGGCAATCGTCAGCTTCGCGCAGCCGCGCGCGAACAGCGTCCCGTAACTGTCGACCGTCTCATACGTCAGCGCCACGCCGGACACGCGACCCGCCACGCCGTCCGGGAGCGTCGCGTCCGCCCGCATTTGAAGATGCGCATCGGGCTGGAAATGGACCTGCGGCTTCGGTCGTGCGCTCATATCGGAGCCTCGTCTACACTTGTGATGTACGGCGCCAGCACGCACCGGCAGTTAATCACCTCGGCCGCGTCCCCGGCCGGGTCGAGCGGATACGCCAGCCCGTTATCGAACCGATCGTTAAACGGGATACGTCCCTGCGCCATACACGCCGTATGCGTCTCCCGTGTCTTGGCATCGCTGAACGCCAGCCACTCTTTCGATAGATAGATCCCGTCGGCCCGCGCTTGGTCCCACGTCCCCTGGCTCATCGCGCCGGCCGACTCCGTCCGCGCGATCGTCCGCGACCGCGCGTCCGTAATGACCTCGTTATACACCGACGCCTGCACCAGCCGGCCCGTTTCCTTGACCGACAGTCCGGCCAACTCCGCCGCGCGGATCGCCGCTAGGATGTTGTCCGACGTCGTCTTGCCGACCAGCTCCGCCAGCCGCGCCGACCGCGCGTCGATTGCCGCGAGCACTTCCGGCGATTGCAGCGAAAACGACAGCCCGACGCCGGCCACTTGGCGCGCGCCGATCATATACATCTCGCCGATCAGGTCGAGGTACGCCGCGCGCCACGCCTCGTAATACTCGCCGCCCGGCTTGTACCCGGCCTTAATCCGGCGCTCGATCTCCGCCAGAATCTCGTCCGCCGTCTTATACGCCCGCTCACCCACGCCGAACAGCGCGCCGACTTCGGTCCGCTCATCCGCGAACCGTGTCATCGCCGTCTGGTAGAACGGCTCCTCGCGTCGCGTCAACTCTTCCATCGCGCGCGACCAGAGCTGAAACCGCGGCTCTTCCGCCAGTTTCGCGTCGCTTAACCGCTCCCACCACATCGCCGCGCGGTCCGCCGGTATCGCGTTTTCCGGCTCCTCCTCGTCCTCCGGCTCGTCCTCGTCCTCGTCGTTCGGCCGCGGCGCCACCGCAAAATTGACGCACGCGTCCACCATTGCCTGTACCGCGTCAGGCTTGAGCGTCGGGAACGCCGCCAGAATCACCTGCACGACCGCCGCCGCCGGCAGCTCGGCCGTGACGACCGACTCCAGCAGTTCCGCGAGCGCCTCAATCTGATCGCTTGACATCGCGTCCACCGTAAACGACCGCACCACGTCCGCACGCGTCAACGCGCGCCCGTCGATCGTCTCCTCGTTCGCGTCGATCTCGTCTTCCTGCTCTTCCGTGACCATTGGCCCTTCGCCACCGCCCGGAGGCAGCGCCTCGACCGTCAATGGCTGATCCAACACCGCGCGCGGGTCAATGACCGCGACCGCCGCCGGGACCAGTTTAATGCTATTGGACAGCGCGATCGTGTCCGTCGGCTCCGGCAGCGGCGACAGCCTGAGCGCGCGCCTCGACTCCTCCCACGTCCGCAGTCCAGTCTTGAACTCGGCCTGCACGCGATTCGACGTGACGACGTCGTTTTCCACCAGCGCCGACAGCACTTCCGTATCGTACGCGATCCAGACGTCGCCGTATTCCGGCGCCAGCCAATGGTTCAGCTCGTCCTCGATCGCCGCCAACATCGGCTCGATCGTATGCTGCACCAGACGCGCGCGCGCCTCAACGTACTGCGTGCCAGACAATCCCGCGTCCGACGTCGCCGACGCGATCCCGATCATTCGCGGATCGACCCCGAACGCCGCACAAATGTCTTCGCGCGACACGCGCCGCAGGTCCGGGAACTCTAGATCGGACAGCGTAAACCCGAGCGGCTTAATGTCCCGCACCGACCCGAAGAACGCCGGCGTGCCGCGCTTGCCGCGATCCACGACCCGCGCCCGGTACCGGTCCTGCATCGCCGTCGCGTCGTCCTGCGTCGCCTCGTCCGATAGCAACACCGCAAACGTCGGCGTCCCGTCGTTCGTGACCACCTGGCGTACGTACTGCGTCGCCTCATTATCGGCCGACATCGACGCAATCGCCGTCGCCCCGCGCGGGAACCCGAACACGTCCGGATAAAACGGCCGCGGCATGTCGAGATCGCGGAAATGCAGCACGTCTTCCGCCGGCACTTGGACGATCACGCCCGCCCAATTGCCGTAATCGTACCGCCGAGGGTCTCCTTCCGCGTCCACCCAGACCGATTGCAGCGACTCCGGATTAATCGACCGGATCGCGAGCGGCGCCCGTCCCGGCGCCGGCCGCTCGAGCTGCATCAGTGCGTTGCCGTAGCCCACATAATCGACCGCGATCCGCGCCCGCATCGCGCGCGACGTCATCCGCGGCCCCGGATAATCCAACAGCCGCTGCAACGGAAAGTCGGCCGGCACCTTCGACTCTTGCAGTCCGCGCTCGCGCAGCACCACGAACGGGACCGACGCCGCAATATCGGCAATCGCGCGGATACACGCGTGGACCACCGGATGCTTGCTAAATCCTTGAACACGAACCGTCGCGCCTTCCGGCTTGTATTCCTGCGGGTTCGCCGTCCGCACTAACGACAAGCCCGCCATACCGGCCGCGACCGTGTTAACCGCGCCGACGTTGGCCGGCGTAATCGCGCGCTCTTGCGGCGTTATCCCGCGCAGCGCCGACAACGCCGTTGTCACTCGCGCCAGGAACGGCGTTTTCGTTTCGTCAGCCATAGTGTCCGGCTAGGGTAATCGCTCCCCAATCCTACCGACTCCCGCCAC